AAATAAAACTAAAAGTAAAAAAGGAGTTGACTCGTTCTCTGATAATTGTCTTATTAGAATTAATAGTAATCAGTTGGTTAATGATTTAATTAATCAAGGATGTATACCTAAGAAAACATTTACAATAGAAAGACCAAATATTGATGAAAAATATTATAGACATTTTTTAAGAGGATTTTATGATGGGGATGGAAATTTTTTCTATAGTGAAAAAACTAAATTATCGGTTGTTACGATAGTTTGTGCCTCTAAAAATTTCAGAGATTTTATTATTGAAGTGATTTCTAAAATACCAAATATTGGTAATATACATGAAGATGACAAGAAATACACAATCAAAATAACTAATATTTTTGGAATAATTGAGTTTTTATCCTACATTTATGATGATTCAAAAATCGAATTAACAAGAAAAAAAGAATATTATGAAAAATATAGAGAATATAGAAGAAGTGTTGAGTCAAATTATTGTGGGAAATTGCGTGGAGGTTATGTCAAAACTTCCTGAAAAATCAATAGATTTGATATGTACGTCACCTCCATACTCAGTTGGTATAAATTATGACACTTATGATGATAATACAACAATCAATCAATATTTAGATTTTTCAGAAAAATGGTTATCATCCGCTTACAGAATATTAAGAGATGATGGTAGAATATGTGTAAATGTGCCATATGAGATAAATCTAAAAGACAGAGGAGGTAGAATTTTTATTGTATCTGAAATTTGGAATGTTATGAAAAAAATAGGATACAATTGGTTTGGAATAATTGACCTTGAAGAAGATAGCCCTCATCGTAGTAAAACAACGGCTTGGGGTAGCTGGATGAGTCCAAGTCAACCATATTTGTATAATCCTAAAGAATGTCTGATAATTGCATATAAAAATTCACCAAAAAAATTAGAAAAAGGTGAACCACAATGGAAGGGAGTTCCAACACAGATTGAGCAAGAGGACGGAACATTCAAGAATAAAATTGTATATCAAGAAGAAGATAAGAAAGAGTTTATGGAGTTAGTATTTGGTCAGTGGAAATATCTTAATGATAGTAGACCAATGACTAAGGCAACATTCTCAATGGATATTCCAACCAAGGCAATTAAGATTCTAACCTATAAGAATGATATTGTTCTTGACCCATTTAATGGAAGTGGAACAAGTTGTGTGGCGGCTGAAATATTAGACCGAAGATGGATTGGAATAGAACTCAGTCCTAATTATACGGAGATTGCAAGGGAAAGGATTCAAGCGTTCATCGATAAAAAACGACAACAACAGTTGGAGTTTGAAAATGGGGGTCAATGACCTCCATTTTTTTTAATTTAAGATGTATTTATAGAAAAATAGTTCTCATGGATAATTCAGAAATAATTAAAAAACTTATCGAGGCACAGATACAATTAAAATTTCTACATTGGCAGACTAAGTCTTATGCAAAACACCAAGCATATGGAAACCTTTATGGAGATTTGGATGAACTTGTTGACGACTTCGTTGAAGCTTGTATGGGTAAACACGGAAGGCCATCCTATCAAGGGGGATACACAATTCAGGGGCAAGATATATCTGAAATATCAGTTCAAAATTTTGTTGATGGTGTTTGTATTTTTTTAATTGAGTTAACTGAAGTTTTCGACCCTCAGTTAGATTCTGACCTTCTAAACTTGAGAGATGAAATGTTACATGGTTTTAATAAACTCAAATATCTTCTAACATTAGAATGAGAAAATTAATATCTGAATCTGGTATTAGAAATATTAGAGAACTTTCTGATAGATACCAAAAGGCTAAAATTTATTTCCACCAAGATTTGGATGGTGTTACAACAGCAATTGCTATGAGGGATTACCTCCAAGCAAATGATATTGAAGTTGTTGATACTGAAGTAATTCAGTATGGTGATAAAGAGTGGTCGGTAAAGAAAGCCGATGCGAGGGGTGATGTAATGCCAGTTCTTGTAGATTTTGCTCACGGTAAACCGATGTTTGTAATACATACAGACCACCACGATAGACAAGCTGGAGCTGAAGAAACCGGCTCAAAATCATTTAGACAATCAAGGTCAAATGTTGAAACACTTTCTCAAATTATACCAAAATCAGATTTATTTCCACCACAAGATGTTGCAACCATATCTATGGTAGATTCGGCGGACTATGCAAAGAAGGACATAACTCCTGAAATAGTTATGAATTATGTTTACAAGTTTGATAAAGATAAGTCCGCCGCTGACAATAGAATGCTTTTAGGGCTTGTTACAAACAAATTACTTCTTGCATTTAAAAACAAACCTGAGTTTTTAGAGAAGTTAGTTATGGTTAGTCAACCTTCTTTAATTGACTTGTTTAGGAATATTAAAGAAATTATGAACCTTAAAGGTTATCCTGGAGAAGAAACTTTAGAGAAAAATAAAGCGGACTATATTGAAAAAATGAAAGACTACCCTGAAGTTAAGGGTAATATCATAGTTCAGTATGGTGGAGGTAGTATGATGAAGCCAGGTTCCTACGATAGATATACACCTTTCAAAAATAACCCTGAGGCTGACTTTTTGGTAATTGCGTGGCCACTCGGACTTCTTCAGGCATCTTGTAATCCATTTAAGAAAGAGAGAGAACTAAAAGGTGTTAATCTTGGAGAAATTGCCCAAGAAGTTTTGGGTAAGTGGGAAGATAGGTTGAAAGATAAAACAGTGACACTTTCAACAATTAAATGGATTTCTGAAAGTGCTAAAGGATTTGGAGCCGAGTCAGTTGGATTTACATTTAAAGATTTTGCGGCAATTTATGGAGATAAGTTTTTAAATAAAGACGAAGGTGTAAAGGACTTAATGAATATTAGAGAACTTATGAGTAAACCATCATCTGAGTTAACTGAGGATGAATGGAAAACACTTGATAGTATTGAGGTTAATGCTTGGGACATTATACAAGCTAATTCAGGAGGACATAAATGTATTACTAATATATCTGGTTTGAACTTCTTAGGTAGAAGTAAAAGACCACCACAAGGAAAATACAAATATGACCCTGAAAAAGACGATTCTCCTTATATTAAGTTTCTTAAAATGTTACAGAACGAATTTGTTAGGGTACTCCAACAAAAAATTGAGGACGCAAAGAATCAGTAGCCAACCATTGTTTAGTAAAATCTTTGTTTTTTTCACAATATTTAGCATATCCATTTAGGATTGGTTTACCTGTATTATACGCCCCACAAGCTAAAGCCCAATCTTTATATTTTTTATAATGTTGGGATAGTATCTTCATCGACAACCATACATTAAGTTCTAAATCACGCATAACTTGATTTTTTGTAACTTTGAATCCGGCAAAATATGATGCGTATTTTGGCATAATTTGCATAGCCCCAACGGCTCCAGCCCCAGAAGTTTGATACGGGTTATAAAGACTATCTAAAGGTCCTCGATATCGGGTTTCTTTATATGCTACATTATATGCTACATATTTTGGAATATTAAAACTATCTGAATAGGTTTCTATTAAGTAAAACATTCGATGACTTGGAAGAGCATCCTCCCTTGACCCCAGTTCATAGTAATATTCTCTAACATTTTGTTTATTATTAGAGTTACACAATACTGTTGATAGTAAAATAATAAAAAATCCGAAAATTATCAGTTTTAGTTTCATTTGGCTAAATTAAGAAATTATTTTGAAATATCAAAAGTAAAAATACATCTATCACCGATTGAGATATTCTTTTCTTTACAATATCCACCATCAATTTCTAAGACATACTTCCCAAATCCACAATAATTTTCACAATCTTCTTCATTCCCACAAGGGAGACAGTTATGTGATATTGATGAAATTGTTAAATCTTCGTCAATAAAGATTATATCTAAAGGTATGATACAATTTTTCATATAGAAACAATGCATATCATGACCCATTAAGAATAACATTCCACTAAAGTCAGTAAATTTTTTTTTCATCATACCCTCAGATTTTTCTTTTTCTGAGTTACATACTTTGACTTTAAAAACGGAATCATTTATAGTTATAAACATATTTATAAATACTTAAAATGAAAGAAAGTTCAGGTATTATTGTCAAAGTTAAGGACAAATGTCTTCTGTGTAAGAGAGCTAAGGAGAATGAAGACCCAGGTAAATGGGCAATCCCGATGGGAGGGATTGAAGAAGGAGAAGACCCTAAAGAGGCAGCATATAGAGAATTCATCGAAGAGATGGGGGCTGAAATTGATGGAGATATTAAATCAATCGGTGCAATTAATAGGTATAACAAAACTGGTGGGGTGAAAAGCATTCTTCACTTATTTGTGTACGAAACTAACAAAAAAATAATACCTGACCTTGAAAATGCGGTTGATGGATTTGAGCATTCAGAATGTGGATACTTCAACAGGGAAGAGATGGAGGAGCTATATATGAGTGGAAGTTTAAAAGATGTCCTTTTAAAGTTTTTTTAAAAAAATAAGATTTCACTTGTTCAATTAAATATTTATCCTTACATTTGTAAAAGATTTGACACCTACAGGTGATGAAAGATACTCGGAAAGTTAAATCTAAAAAAAAATACAAATAAATTTGGTAGATTGAAAAAGTCACCATATATTTGTAAAAGATTTGAGACGGACAACGATTAAGATACAAGTCTCGAATCTTTAAAAAAAAGTTTAAGAAAAATTTGACAGTTTGAAAATTTTGACTTAAATTTGTAAAACAATTCGGAAATGACCGAAGAAGTTCTTTGAAAATTAGATTATCCATCAGGAAGTTGATGATGAGACCTTAGGGTTGATTCTGAGACAACTGTAAATGATAATGGGCCGTGTATGGTCCTTAAATAAACTACGAAAGTAGGATAAAGTGACCTCCCCCGTGTTGAGGAGGTTGCGGTTTCGAAAGGAACTCGAGTACACAAGTGGGATATCACAAGACCTTTAGTACCGAGGGTAACACTGTAGGGAAAGTGGTCAGGTGACTTGGCAAAGTGGATTGTCAAGTTGAGGTGGGAACACCAACAAGAATAACCCATAGGAATCAAGTAAGAAATGTAGCCTCCAACTACAATATTGCGGGTTCCATTACCGAAGGGTACTTAAAACCGAAAGGTAAGGTAGAGAACGAGTGGTGTCGCTACTACCCCTAAGGAAGACCTACCAAGGTCTCTTTATGAAGTAATCTGAAAGTATGGAGATAGGGATATCTCACGGAGTAGTTTAGTATTCTGTCGCTCAAAAGGAGACGGAACTTACGGTGGACCACTACTCTGACACATCCACGACACAATCTAAAATTATTAAAAATAATTTAAGGAAAAGTGTCCATCAGGTTTAAGTGAAAGGTCACTACCTAATCACTGGCTGTCAGTGGTACAGAAAGACCCCAAGTCTGACTGTAGTTTTACGAAAAACCTTTAATCCCGCAAGGATGAACTGGGGTGGCAACCTCGGAAAGAGTTAAGTAATAAGAGAGTAACTTAAACCTCAAGGAGTGGTAAACCTAAAAGACCGTGACTGAGAAATACTTCTCAAAAGGAAGTGGATAAGAAGGGAAACAATAATCCTTCAAAAGGTTCTCACAGAAAGCTGTAATCTCAGGCTTAGTTTAACTCTTATATCGCAACTTAGAGCAGAGGCCAGCTCGTCAGGCTCATAACCTGAAGGTCGGAGGTTCGAATCCTTCAGTTGCAACAACTTACAGGTGGAGAAATCCACCTTTTTTATTTCTTAACACACACTTTAATATTTTATATTCATCATTATCTTATTTTTAAAATATTTATAGATAACAAAATATGGATATGGAAATTAAAATTGGCGTGGTAGAATCGCACTACTACAAGGGAGTTAGAGAACTTCAAAAGATTGACCTAGAGAAGTTTCCACTTATCAAGCAGTTTCTTGAGGTAAATCCTGATGCGACGGAACAGGACCTACTCAAGTATATGAAAAAAATTAAAGATAAAGATTTTCAAAATTTCTTAAATGAACTTACTTGGAATGAAATAATGGAAGAAGATTTTTCAAAAAGTAAGACAAATTTTATTATTAAGGTGGAGAAATAATTTGGTGGATTGAGATTTTTACCGTATATTTGTATTATGAAAGTAACAGTTCTAAATATAATACATCCTGAATACGGTAAAATAGTTTCTGAAACATTTACTGATGCAACACAACTCAAACTCTTTTTGAACATGGTTCAAACTGACATTGACTCAAACCGAAAGTTCCATCATTTCAATGTTACGGACACTTTGATTCAGATTCCATCAAACATTTTGAAGGAATGTTTAATTTTTACTACCTCAAACAAGGTAACTCACACTGAACAAGTTCTTGCAAAACTTTCAGTTTAAAATCTTTGTATAACAAAGTGGTGGACCAATCCGGTGGTTGGGCTCAAAAATAGGGTGAAAGCCCTATTTTTTTGTTTTCTAAAGGTATTTATAATAAAAAAACTATGGCTAAAGTTATATTAACAGAAACTCAGTTAAAAAAATTGGAATCCCAATTAAAGGAATCTGAAGTTATCGAAGGTAAGGATGGAAATTATATGGCTAAGCAACAACTTTTCATTATTGCAACTCTTGCTCAAAAGATGTGGGAAATAATGGAAGAGAATGAAGAACTTGATGATTGGATGGAATCTAAAATCGCTCAAGCCGAGCAGTCAATTACAAGTGTGGTTAAAGCATATATGTATGATGAGATTGCCGACAATATGAAGGGTATGGAAACTCTTAATTATAACGAGATTGTTATTGGAAAATGAGAAAAGTAATTAAAGAAGATAAAAATAAGTTTTATTTATATAACCCAATTCCGATTGTCAAACAAGAGGCCTCAGAGGTTATTCAAAGGATTTTAAGAACGCATGACTTATCATTTGAGTTTGGTAAAGATACCGACTTAAATCAACTCGATACGGTCAACAAGATGAGAATGAAAGATTACATTAACAGGATTGTTAAGTATAAGGAAATTAGAGGTCATGCAATTGAAGGGTTAATGTGTGGTTTATATAATGGTAATTTAAATTCCAGCCAAGCAGGTAGTTGGGATTACTCAGTCGCTCCAGGAACAGTAGAGCAAAAGTATGTTGAGGATGAAGGTGAAAGTCCAGTGATTGGTGGATACAAGCAAGTATTGACTGCACTTGGTCTTGAGGTGAATGACATTGTTAAAAACATAACAGAAAAGTATGGTGAATCTAATATATTTTTAATTAATGATGATGAACTTATTGAGATTAAGAAAAATGTTTTAGCTGGAATGACGGCAGATATTGTTTGCATATCAACAAAGATAGTTGACAGAATAAGAAGTTATTATTTCACAAAAGAAAATTTCATCAACATATTCTCAGATGCAAATAATTGTTCGGCTCCAAAACAAAAGGGAGGAAATCAACTGAGAATAAAAAGCTCGGCGGTTAGAAGTGAAGGTATTACTTTTGACATTATGATTCCCAAAATCTCTCAAAAAGAATATGATGATTTTTTAAATATCGACCAAGAGGAGTTATCGGTTGCTCAAATATTCGGACCATTCTCAAACAAAATTCGTCCTGATATTTTAAAGTGGATTAAGAACAACAAAGAGCAGTTCAAAGATTTGGTTAATTCACTTTAATTTTCTATATTTGTGGTATGAAAATCACTTTCATATCAGATACACACAATAAACACAAACAGATTACACAGGACTTGCCTGGAGGTGACTTACTTATCCACGCTGGTGACATATCAAGCATGGGTTACAAACACGAGATTCAACAATTCTGTAAGTGGATTAACGGTTTGGATAACTATACTTCAGTTGTCTTCATCGCTGGTAATCACGACTTTGGTTTTGAGAAACGACCCGAGGAAACTATGGAAATTCTAAATTCATACAATTGGATTAACTACCTCCAAGATAATCATCTGTTATTTGGTGCTGATACGGAAAACCTTGTTAAAATTTATGGTAGTCCATGGCAACCTGAGTTTCATAATTGGGCGTTTAACCTACCAAAGAATGGATGGGAATTAGAACAGAAGTGGAACGACATTCCTGAAGATACGGACATATTGATTACTCACGGACCGGCTTTTGGTTACTTGGATATGGTAAAAGGTCAATATGAAAATCTTGGATGTCAGTTACTTACCAATCGGATTAAGAAAATTAAACCCAAAATTCACATCTGCGGACATATACATTCAGGGTATGGTTATGTTTTTGATGGAGATACTCACTTCATAAATGCTTCAGTGTTGGATGAACAGTATCAATATACCCAAAAACCTCTAACGGTAGAATGGGACCCTGTAACGAATAACTTGGAGTTTATTTAATTTGAAAACCCGTCGATATCGACGGGTTTTTTGATATTTATACTTAAACCTAACTATGTTCAGCTCTGAAAATCCTGTTGTTATGATTGGTGCCGTTATAATGGCAATGTTGTTTATTTGCTTAGGAGTTTTCTATGTAAATAAATTATTCTCCAACTCCACCCAAGATATACTTGTAAGATTCATTCTTATGGTGTTTGCTTCACTTGTTGGGGTCTTTATCGTTGATAAAGTAATTGCATTCAAAATTTCCCTATTAAGTGAAGAACAAAATGGTGAATTGTTTGATTTGATTAAAACCCTAACCCTTATGATATTCTCGTATTACTTTGGGTCTCAGAAAGGACAGAAAGAAGAAAGTTGTTAAACTATTCGTTGGTTATGTAATCCTGAAAAATTCTCTTCTCAACAAGATTACCTTCCATATTATACATCCACCCTTCGTATTTTTTACCTTTAAAATATTTTACCTGTGATATTTTAATTCCGTATGGTGAATATGTAGTCCAGATTCCATCCTTTCTACCTTCATCATAATGGCCTACAGAAAATACACTACCATTTTCATAATAAGCGGTCCACTCACCGGTCTTTAGATTATTAATTAAATGACCTTTTTGTTCGATTTGACCTTTTTCATTTTTAAACACAACTTCCTCCACTTGTGAACGTCCTACAACCTGTAAGAACATAAACATTAAAAAAATAATCTGTTTCATAATATTAAGGATATATTATAAATAGATTAAGGAAATGTTAAGTAATATTATCAATTGGAATTATTAAAAAATTTAACATAGATATTATTGTATGAAAACAATTTTAATCACTGTATTTTTTAGAATACTATTTTTAGATTCACAAACAGATGAAACTTTGACTGGGGTTAAAGTTGAAACTAATCAGGGTGTATACTTTTCTAATTTGGACGGAGAAGTTTTTATATCGACAGAGGAAGAAGTTCTATCTGTAAGTTACGTTTCATACGAAACAAAAAATGGTGTCACCCTTTCGAATGACACCATTATGTCTTTGAATCAGATTGGTACTTATAAATGAGAGATTAAAACATCTCTTCCATAATCAACAATTTCAGGATATTCGGCAAGAACTTCTTTATTTAAGAATAAAGAACCGCTAAACCTTTCTTCACTTATAAGTTCGTGAGTTGAACCAAATTCTTTGTTAAGCATTTCATTATAGATTCTAACTCTTTTCGTGTTGAATAAGTCAGCATCACCCATTTGTTTAAAATCCGCCGCACCAAAGTAACCAAAAGATGCATTAGGTTTATCTACAAGAATTTGTTTAATGTAATTTTGTAATAAACCAAAAATCTTTAGAGGAATCTTTTCTTTTGTTTGGAAACTATATTCGTCATAATGTTTTTGACCCGCACTTGCAAGCTTTTGTTGTCTGGCAAAAAAATCATCCTGTAATTTTGGAAAGAACGAGATTATAAAGAGTTGGTAATCGTATTCGTCCGAATACACCACATACTTAAACTTAGGAGTTTTAAATGTATAGATGTGTCTCTTAGTAAATTTCTCAGAAGATTTGGGGTCTCTTGACTGAACGTATCTCCAATCAAATTCCTCAGGATTTGCTGAAAAATCAATCTCTCTTAAAATCTGTTTTATTCTATCTCTTAATTGCATTTCTTACTGAAGGCTGTTTTGTATTCCTCAGTGCCAAACTTCTTCCAATTCCAATTACCTAAGAAGTCAGGGTTCTCAACAGAACACTTGCCAGAAGATTTGTATTCAGACAAGAATTGTTCTGACATCTCTTTGGTGTATCTATTTTTGACTGTGAAGTTTACCATATCCGTTTTTATTGTAATACAAATATACGATAAATATCTTGACCGGCCAAATAATATTAGTTATAATTATTGTCAGTATTTGAAAAAAAATACTGACATTTTGTCATATTCTTGTGTTTGGCATATTTTTTAACTTTTTGGCACACGGAACTTGATTCCATTAAAATAAACTTTTATATTTAAAAAAATTATTTAAAATTTATGGGAAAAATTATAGGCATAGATTTAGGCACAACAAATTCGTGTGTGGCAATCATGGAAAATGGAGAACCAATCGTTATTACAAACAGCGAGGGTAAGAGAACAACACCATCAATCATCGGATTTACAAATGATGGAGACAGAAAAATTGGAGACCCGGCAAAGCGTCAGGCGGTTACAAACCCCGACAAAACCGTACACTCCATAAAGCGTTTCATGGGAAGTACTTACGATGAAACAAAGAAAGAAGGAAAGCGAGTTCCTTACAAAGTTGTGAAGGGTGACGGTGGAACACCAAGAGTTCAAATCAATGATAAAAAGTATTCACCGCAAGAAATTTCTGCGATGGTACTTCAGAAGATGAAACAAACCGCAGAGGACTATCTCGGACAAGAGGTAACAGAAGCGGTAATTACAGTACCAGCATACTTCAACGATGCTCAGCGTCAAGCAACAAAAGAAGCAGGTGAAATTGCAGGTCTTACTGTAAAGCGTATCATTAACGAACCAACCGCTGCGGCACTTGCCTACGGTCTTGATAAGAAGACTCAGAATATGAAGATTGTAGTGTTTGACTGTGGTGGTGGTACTCACGATGTATCAGTACTTGAACTCGGTGACGGTGTATTTGAAGTATTGTCAACTGACGGTGACACTCACCTTGGTGGTGACGACTTCGACCAAGCAATCATCGACTGGCTTGTAAGTGAGTTTAAAGATGAAAATGGTTTGGATTTAACTCAAGACCCTATGGCTCTTCAGCGTCTTCGTGAAGGGGCTGAGAAGGCTAAAATTGAGTTGTCATCTTCACCATCAACTGAGATTAACCTCCCTTACATTATGCCAGTGGACGGCATTCCAAAACACTTGGTTCGTAACTTGACTAAGGCTAAGTTCGAACAACTTGTTGACAGTCTTGTACAAAGAACAATTGCTCCTTGTAAGACGGCTCTTAAAAATGCTGGACTCAACACCTCTGACATTGACGAAGTAATCTTGGTTGGAGGTTCAACACGAATTCCGGCAATTCAAGAAGCAGTTAAGAAGTTCTTTGGTAAGGAACCATCAAAAGGTGTAAACCCTGATGAAGTTGTTGCTCTCGGAGCAGCGATTCAAGGTGGAGTTCTTGGTGGTGATGTGAAAGATGTTCTCCTTTTGGATGTAACACCACTTTCACTTGGTATTGAAACAATGGGAGGAGTATTCACAAAACTCATCAATGCAAATACTACAATTCCAACCAAGCAGTCACAAGTGTTCTCAACCGCGGTTGACAACCAACCAACAGTTGAAATCCATGTACTCCAAGGAGAACGTGCAATGGCGAAAGACAACCGTTCAATTGGTAAGTTCATGTTGGATGGACTTCCACCGGCAATGAGAGGTGTCCCACAGATTGAAGTTACTTTTGACATCGATGCGAACGGCATCATTAATGTATCGGCAAAAGACAAAGCAACTGACAAACAACAATCAATTCGTATTGAATCTTCTTCAGGACTTTCAAAAGAAGAGATTGAGCGTATGAAGCAAGAGGCTGAGGCGAATGCCGACTCTGACAAGAAAGCAAAAGAAGATGCTGAAACAATCAATCAGGCCGATTCAACAATCTTTAACATTGAGAAATCAATGAAAGACATGGAAGAGAAAATGACTGAGGAGGAAAAGACCAAAATCTCTTCTGAACTTGAGGAACTTAAAACCGCGCATGATTCTCGTGAAGTAGAAACAATCAAAGAGAAAATGGAACAGGTTAACCAAAGTTTCCAAGAAGTATCTGTTAGATTGTATACTGAGGCACAATCTCAATCATCAGCTCAAACTGAAGAAGTAACAGAAGACCGTGAGGTTACAGATGTTGACTTTGAAGAAGTTGAAGTAAAGTAATTAACAAGTTATTAACAATTTAAAGACCCCCTTAATTGGGGGTTTTTTATTAACAATCAAAAAATAAATTTGGAGGATTGGGATTTCGCCGTATATTTGTACTCACAAATAAACAATACCCCATATGATAACAATCCAAGAACTCCAATCAGTAGCTCCATCAGTATTCAACACCAAAAAGGCTCAGAAACTTTCTGACCGTTACACAGTCGTCCCAACCATTGATGTGGTAAACCAGTTTATGAACGCTGGATGGGAAGTGGCAAGTGCTAAGCAAGTAGGTTCAGGTGTTTACGGTAAACACTCAGTTCGTCTCCGTAACTCAGAACTCCCAAAGGTGGGTGACTCATTGCTCGAGGCAATCATCACTAACTCTCACGATGGTCGTACCAAACTTCAAGTTGGAGCAGGTCTATACCGACTCGTATGTTCTAACGGTCTTGTGGTACCAATGCAAGAACTGGTAAACATTAACCAACGTCACATGAACATTCAGATGGACGAGGTTAACCAAATCACCGAGAAGTTCATTGAAATTTCACCGATGATTGAGCGTTCAGTAAACCGAATGATGGATGTTAAAATGGACACTGAGAAGAAGATTGACTTCGCAAGTAAGGCTCTCGGTATCCGTTGGAAAAACACAGAGGACATCTCAACTCTAACACTTGAGACAATCATCAACCCTCTTCGTGATGGCGATGTTGAAAGTAACCTGTGGACAACCTTCAATGTAGTTCAAGAGAAACTTATCCGTGGAGGGTTTGTTAAAGAGCAAGGTCGTAATGTCCGTACAGTGAAACCAATTACTTCACTCAACATGGACACCATGATTAACCAAAAGTTGTGGGAACTTGCTGAAACATTCATCTAATCAAAACAAAGTGGGGTGTCGATACGGACACCCCACCTTTAAAATTAGGTTAAGCCGTAATTAAACTTTTTTTGAGATTACAGACCAGATTGTTCCGATAAAGGTTAAAATCGTACCAGTTATATCCATAATCTGACCCTCTGTTGCTAAACCTTTAGCAACTAAAATACCACCAACGAAAGTTAAGAAGTGCCTCAAAAGACCTTTAACTTGTTCTGTTTGTACCATTTGACTTTATTTAAAGATTTATTTATCATTATAAATATCATATTATGGAAGAGAATACAGAGATGAATAAAGTACATACAATCAGATTTGGTGAGTGGATTGCTCAAAATTACGAACCCTGTGGTGATAAGAGTTGGAAGAAAAGGTTCCCTAAGACATCAGAGGAAATGATGGAATGTTTTTTTACAGAGGAAATTTATAAAGAGTTTTTGAAATCATAGTCAAGTGGCGGAAATGGAAGAGTACTCTCCAGGCAGACGTGACGCATGGTTATAGCAGCGTGGGTAATAAAGGTCAATGCGACTGGCTAACTATAATGGCACCCCGTGAAGGTTCGAACCCTTCCTTGACTACTTAAAAAAAATCACTTGAGGTATAAGTACAGCTTCTTGTGAAATAAATAATTGTACTAAAATTTAAACACGTTTTTCTTTTTTATGAAAAAAATTTTATTTTCTTTTATCCTGACCGTGTTGAGCTTGGTTTCCTTTGCTCAAATTTCGGTAGTTGATGTTATCGTCAACAGTCCTGACCATGACACATTGGAAGCCGCGGTAATTTATGCTGGTCTCGACGACGACTTATCTGGACCTGGTCCATTCACAGTTTTTGCACCAACTGACGCAGCTTTTGCGGCTCTTCCTGATGGTACAATCTCTTACCTCCTTAACAACATCAGTGAACTACAAAGTATTTTGAGTTATCACGTTGCCTCGGGTAGTGTTTTATCTAGTAATTTGACAAACGGTCAAACAATCACAACATTGCAAGGTGAAGACATTACAGTTACAATAGGAATGAACGGTGTAATGATTAACAACGCCCTTGTCACAGTTGCTGACATTGTTTGCAGTAACGGTGTTGTACACGTAATTGATGTGGTTCTGTCTCAGCCAGTCTTTACGTCAAATGTTGTGGATGTAATTGTTAATAGCGATGTTCACACTACACTTGAAGCGGCAGTTGTTGCCGCAGGTTTAGTAGAAACACTTAGTGGTGTTGGACCATTCACAGTATTTGCCCCTACAGATGCTGCTTTTGCAGCACTTCCAGCTGGAACAATTGAGACTTTACTAGCTGACCCAACGGGTGACCTTACACAGATTCTTCTCTATCACGTAGTGGGAGCTCAAGCTCTTTCAACTGACTTGACTGATGGACAGACTGTTGAGACACTACAAGGTCAAACTGTAACAGTTACTATTAACACACAGGGAGTATTCATCAATAATGCTCAAGTGATGGTTGCTGACTTCGTAACTGATAACGGTGTAGTTCACGTAATTGATGCGGTCCTTGTCCCACAAACACCAAACTCTGTATCAAACACTGAAACTGTTAGTTTGAATATTCCGAACCCTGTAATGGAAAACATCAACATTCCTTCAACAGGTAATTCAAATGTTCAGATTTTCACAACTTCAGGTCAAGTTGTATATTCTCAAAACTTCAATGGTTCAATTGACATTGATACCCGTAATCTCTCATCAGGTGTTTATCTTCTCCAAGTAGAAGCTGAAAACTTTAATGGAGTTACAAAAATCGTTAAGTAAAAAAATAAAATGGGAAGAGGGGAAACCTTCTTCCCATTTGAAAATAAATTTGGTAGGAAGGATAATTTGACTTATCTTTGTAATCACAAATCAATTAAAAATGAAATACAACAACAATACACCTTTTGAAGAATTTATGTACCGTTTTGCGGTGGCTTTCGGAGTAACCGTAATCTTTTTAAATCTAATTATTTTGTGTTTTAAGTTGATTGGTTAAGGTTTTAGCCTTATATTTGTAGAAGTTATTTGAAATGCTGGGATGATGGAATCGGTAGACAGAAATGGGTAGACGATATATTTATACATATGAGACCATATGTATATAAATTAGAAAATTTGGACGGAGAGTTTTATTATGGGGTTAGATGGGATTATGAAGGAGAACCCGAAAATGACTTACTTAAAGAATATTTTAGTTCATCCGTGACTGTTAAAAAAATGATTTCTGAAAATGGAATTAATTATTTTAAAGGTACAATACTTAAATTGTTTGAAACAAAAGAACAAGCTCTTGATTATGAATACACTCTAATAAAGGAATCTATTAATAATGATAAGTGTTTGAATAGAGCAATGGGTAAATGTACTATTTGGAATGATGAGTTGAAGAAAAAAGTTTCAGAAAGTGTAAAGGAATTATGGAAAAATCCTGAATTTAGGGAAAACCACCTTAAAAGTCGGTCAAATATTATAAATCATAATTTTGGACTTAAACCTTGGAGAAATGTTTGTTCAGATTTGGAAAGTTGGAAAAAAGCTATTATAATTTATAACGATTATAAGACTGAAAAGTGGAACTTACACAAATATGGTTTTGGGAGATTTTTTCTAATAAAAAGATATGGAATCAAACAAGGCTCGGCTAGAAGGTTAGTTGATTTGTTAAGAGAAGGTTGGAACCCATATGATGATTTGGATTATTTGAATTTCATAGATATGCCCGGATGCTGAAATGGTATACAGTGCAGACTTAAAATCTGCTGAGCAATTGCTCGTGAGGGTTCGAGTCCCTCTCCGGGTACCGAAGACTTTTTTGTACCTAATGATGAAAATTTTTAAATCCTGGAATATGTCAGGATTTTTTTACCTAAACTTATTTAATGACAAAAAGTGAAAATTCATATCTTGATTTAGCAATTATAGGTTTTTACGTATATTTGTTCATAGTTTTAGTAATAACAATCAAAACCGAAAAAAATAAATTTTAAAATTATAATATCATGCCAACAGTATACACTTATGTTGAAACAGATGTCGATGTGGACATCGAAGTTAATGAATTTGTTAGTTCCTGTAACCCAAGAGAAATAAAAGAATTGGTACAGGCTTTAATTGAAGATGGACATATTAAAACATCTGCAATTGCACCATCTCCTGACCGAATGACCGCTCAAGAGATTGAATTTGGTAAAATGTTATCATTGTTATCAGAAAAATATCATCAGATGGATATTTCTGAGATTAATGTGATTGAAGAATTATACAAAAAATATCGGTAATATGGATGAAATTTTAGATGAAAAACTACCGTTAAGCTCGCACTGGGAAAAAAATCTCAATGAATTTAATTTGTCTGAGGAAATAATTGATAGAATCGAACGTCTTCGTTATAACGATGGAGTTATGATGAAGAAGTATATGGATGAGGCAAATGAATGGAGAGTAAAATACTTTACACTTCAGAGACAATTGAGGGATTTACTATGATATTTACTATTAAAAATTTAGAGCTTTTATTAATTGCCATTTGGGTTATAATAGCTCTTGGATACCTAATAACCGATTTTTACAAAAATAATGTTGATAACTAGATTTTGTAGTTAAGGTTGTTCGTCGTATATTTGTGGTATGAATAACGAACTAAAATACATTTCTACCAAAGATGCAATTATCGGTTACAGTGATTCTTTAATTGCCAAAAGTGAAACCAACGATTGTGTAGTCAGAGCAATCTCATCGGCATTTGAAATGCACTATGATGAGGCTCATCAGTTTGTTAAAGTAAAGTTTGGTCGCAAGGACCGTAAAGGCACCGCATTCTTCGTTGGTGGAATGCGTCGTATGGTTGATGATAAAGTTAAAATCAACGGTAAGTCATTCCAAACAATGGGTAATGAATACGGTCACGTTAGTTACGAAGTTAAAGTAAAAGGTCAGATTGTTAAACGTAATATGACAACTGGTACGTTCATCAAGAAATACCCTACCGGTAAATACCTTGTTGTTGTTCGTGGTCACGCATTTTCAATCATCGATGGCGCTGTTGTTGGAAACACTTCTGATGCAACGATGAAGAAACGAGTTATTAACAACGCATTTAAGATTTGTTAATATTGGGATAATATAATTTGTTGTATATTTGTCTACTTAAAAAATAAAAACTATGGAATTTATCGGAGTATACAAGAAAAGCAAAATGATTGGTATGATTGACCTTGATGAAATCACTGTCGAGCTACTTGATAGAATGTTTCACGAAGGTTACGAATTTAGTAAAATCACAAAAAAAGATTTGGTCAGTTAGAAAAGTCACCATATATTTGTCAAATGAAAGAACAAGAATTTGAAGCAATAGGTAAGGTTATGGACTACTTTGACTTCGGTCGGGTTCATAAGGTAATGGAAGCTCTTGATTGGAAATGGTCAACTCTTGATGACGGCCCAAGGGTTCCCGATGAATGTGAAATCCGTACCGAGGCGAGAAGATTATTGACACAAGCTGTTAAGGAAAAAATGTCAATTGCAATAGGTGGATTTTATGCCACATACCGGAACGATGATGATATTGAATGGGTTGATTTGAAGTTTGTTGTTGAGCAGTGGGATGAAATAATTGAAAAAGATTTGGCAGAATAAAAGATTCTCCGTATATTTGTAGAAGTTCTTTGACATTAACAGGTGGGGTGACAGACGAAAGTTAGATTATCCAAGTCAATCGTAGCTACGGTGTTTTAAAACACGATGGATATGCAACAAGTAGAGTTATAGGAAATGAGTCGCTATCATTTCTCCCCCACCGCATATTAAAAGGTTGATTGGGATTTTGGGGCTAGCACAATAGCGAGAAACGCCAATCGTAAAAGTAGATGTCCACTCCCCCATCTTCTACTTATCCTATACTTGTGTGTTGTTCCCTTGAGAAAGGAAAGGAGTAGAGCTTAGTGACACTAGAGTCATCACTACAACACAGAGGGATTCTCATCCTCAATATAGTCAGGTGGCGCAAGGGTAGCGCGATGGTGGACCGAAAGGAAGCAAACCATAGGTTACAAGTTCAAATCTTGTCCTGACTACAAATGTGTTGTTCCCTTGAGAAAGGAATTAGTTGGTAGGTCATCCAGTTATGACACAACACAGAGGACTTCTCATCCTCAAATGATACAACCGAGATTTTTAAATCTCCTACTTACTTACGAAAGGAAGGGTGTTGTAACAGATAGCATATAGTAGTGATGCTATTAAACATAGTCAGGTGGCGGAATGGTAGACGCTACACGTAAGTCCAACGATGACCAAAGGCATGATGACCTGCGGAGTTACTGGTTGGTAATACACGTTCGATTCGTGTCCTGACTACAAAAATAAAAAGTTATGTTAGAGAAAATTTACTTTACTGTGGTAATCGTATTAGTTTTAGTAATTTTTGGTAGTTGGATTTTAATGAATGTAGATGAAGAACGTGAAGATATGTGGTATAAAATCACTCTAACAACTTCAATGTTAGAGATGATGTTTATCTTTGGGGGTATGATTGCATCTATATGGTTAAACTAAAAATAGTCAGGTTAAAGAAATACAGAGTGGCGCAGGTTGATACTACTTCGCAAGTAGATTGATACAGAGTAAAAAGAGGTGGGGGAAACCACTCATTAACCCACCCAATTTTGTACCACGAAGCTTACCATAAGAACAGCTCACTTCAGTGGTCATTTCAAAACTATGAATAGCCCAAGGCATAAGTAGTGGAGGTCGGTCAGGTAATGCGTAATGTGGAAACGGCTATCACATCCTTAAAAACACCACGGTCCATAACCATTTGGACGCGAGAAGTTATAGGGTTGCATCGTTGTGGGTTCAAGTCCCACCCTGGCCACAAAAATTTAACAAATTGGATTTGGTAGATTAGAAAAACGAATGTATATTTGTCAAATCAATAACAGAAACAATATATGAAGACACTTAAAAAATTTCATCAAGAGCTTGAAAAAGGATGTCATCCGTTTGACCCTATGATTATTTACATTTTTGGTGTTATTATTGTTGGTTATTCATTGATACAGATAATTTTTTGATAACTAAAAATAATATAGTCAGGTGGCGGAATTGGTAACGCACATACAACGAGAGCTAGGCCGGCTCGCCTGTAAAACCAGTAAGTTGTATGGTGGTATAAATAGGGGTTCGAATCCTCTCTTGACTACAAAAAATAAGGTGACGCTACGGTCGTAAGGTTCGCGAGCCGAGAAGACAAAAAGCCTAAGTATGCAGATGAGCTCGCATAGCCTTAAAGTCAGATGGCGAAATTGGTAGACGCAGCCTCAAGAAAGGTTGGACTAATAGGAAGAATAAATCCACTTGCAGGTTCAAGTCCTGTTCTGACTACAAAAAATTGTTGATAAAAAAATCATCAATATTTTTTTACTTTGAAAAATCGTAGTATCTTTGTTCTCTAAATAATAATACAATGATGAGCATACTAATTATAATCGGAGCGGCAATCACAGTTTTTGGAATTGTAATTCTTTCGGCAAATCACAGTTATACAAAACGTGAAAAGATGCTGAAGACTTGGCAAGTTGGAGATAAGTTATATCCACGTCCTTGTTTTTATAGAGATAGTCCTTCAGCAAGTAGTGCGTTTACTAAATCAGGTAAGAATTTTCTCACACTTGCTGGATTTGATATGTATTACGTATTTGTTAAAATAAGTGGAGTGACACACAAATTGTCATTCAATGAGATTGATTACAATAAATCGGCAATGTGGAGAAAAAATTACGAATCTTGCAAGGAATTTATGGGAACCGAGCCTGATTTTAATCCAGTTATTTTGGATAGTAATACCTCAAAAGATACAATTGAAGGTAAACCCGTTGAATTATTGACCGAGGTTGAATGTCAAATTTATTTGAAACAAGCGCTTGAGGAAGAGAACTTTGAGTTGGCCGAAAAGATTAGACAACAAATGCAAAAATATAGATAATATGAAAAACAAATATAATTTTTACACTCCCAATGACTCATTTGGAACGGCGATATCCTACACCATAATTGATGAGGATGGTAAAATGTGGGTTGGTAATGGTGAGTATGAGTCCCAAGTAAATTTTTGTCCGATGACCGGCAAAAAAGCCCCTACGCAACTTAAAGTGGCGGAAGTTTGGGAAAATGGAACTGAAAAATATGAAAATGAAATTTAAATTATGATAAGATTTATTGATAAAAAAATTGGAGATGAATATTATTCATGCCGCGATAATTCAACCTCATTTAAAACTCATATAATTGACAATATCTCAAAACATAAAATGGATACCGATGTATCAATAAACTCAAAACGGGCATCTTTAAACGCCGATGATGTTCTCAAAACAAGAGTTAGAGTTTCAGGATATTATCACGAACATGCAATAATATTTGCAAACAAATCTGAAGCAATTAGATTTACAAGAGCACAAGCCCTTCGCGAGTTTAAAACACTTAAAGAAGAAGCTCACAAATCAATTGAGAAGGTTAAAAATTTTAGAAAACAATATTGGGAACAACTCAATAAAGAATGGATTGATAAACATATTGAAGAAATTGAACGAATTGAGCGAGAATCACTTTAAAACTATGGAAAATAATCACATACCACTTGAAGAAATGTTGAGCGATTTGGAAATCACCAACAGAGAAATTGCCCAATACGAAGCCGAAAATGAGGTTTTGATGAAGGACTTCCAACGAAACAGGGTTGCAATTTACCTAAATGATGGTAGAATTGGTCAAAGGAGGACTTTTGTTGCCAAACTAGAAAAAATAATCAAGGAGACCTACCCTGAACATAAAATTGAAGAATAAAATAGAAAAAACTTGACAAACATATAAGTTTGTTGTACTTTTGTAAAACAATTGATATTTAATATAAAACAATGAAACAAATTTTCGCACATACTAATCTTCTTTCAGTGGCCGGCCCGTATAACATCGAGTCAACGCAGAAGGATATTACCTTGTTCGGGGTTTGTGAGAGCTAGAAAGTGTATCATCAAATATATAACAAACCCTGAACAACAAAAAGTTCGGGGTTTTTTTTTGTTGATACATTTAGTTCTTTGACATATTGGAAAATGGTGGTGTAGCTCAGAGGCAGAGCATCTGACTGTTAATCAGAGGGTCGGGATATCGTAATTCCCCACTACCGCAAAAAAAACGCTCGGTTCGTCTAATTGGTTAGGACATCTCCCTTTCACGGAGAAGCTTACGGGTTCGAGTCCCGTACCGAGTACCATATGGGAGTGTCGTATAGTGGCAATTACATCTGACTGTAAATCAGACGCTTTAGGCTTCAGAGGTTCGAGTCCTCTCACTCCCACTTATTGACTTCGTAGCTCAGTTGGTTTAGAGCAATACACTTTTAATGTATGGGTCCTGGGTTCGAATCCCAGCGGGGTCACTTATACACATTTGTGGTGAAATTGGTTTTATCACGCTAGTCTCCAAAACTAGTATTTTTGGTTCGAGTCCAAACAAATGTGCGACAAGCCTCTATAGTTAAAAGGTATAACGATTGATTTGTAATCAATTGTTCTTGGTTCGATTCCGAGTAGAGGCTCAAATATTCTCGCGTAGCTCAGGTGGTTTAGAGCATTTGACTGATATTCAAAAGGTCGCTGGTTCGAGTCCAGCCGTGAGAACTATTACGAGATGTAGCTCAGTTGGTTTAGAGTACTTGGTTTGGGACCAAGGGGCCGCTGGTTCGAGTCCAGCCATCTCGACAATTTAAAATGGGGGCGCATGTACCAAGGCTTGGCGAGAAACACTTGCAATGTTTCTGTGGTCGTTTCGATTACGACCGTCTCCACAATATAATATGGTACCATAGCTCAGTTGGTAGAGCACTTGCCTGAAGAGCAAGGTGTCGGTGGTTCGAATCCACCTGGTACCACTTTTTATAAGCGGGTATAGTATAAAGGCTTATTATGTCGGTCTTCCAAACCGAGGATGTGAGTTCGATTCTCACTACCCGCTCTTATATGGTCTATTCGTTCATCGGCTAGGATGCTACCCTGTCACGGTAGTGAGGCGGGTTCGATTCCCGCATAGACCGCTTAAATTGCCCTGTAGTGAAATGGCTATCACACAACACTTTGACTGTTGTATTTCTGGTTCGAGTCCAGACGGGGTAACTAAATTAGAGGAGTCGCATAGTGGTTTAGTGCACCGGTCTTGAAAACCGGAGTACCTTCGGGTTCCGTGAGTTCGAATCTCACCTCCTCTGCAAATTGCCCTCTTGGTGGAATGGTAGACACGTATGCCTTAGGAGCATATGTCTTATGACGTGTAGGTTCGAGTCCTACAGGGGGTACTATTATATGGTGTCTATAGTGTCAGCGGTTTAGCACGATGGGTTGTGGTTCCATTAGCACCAGTTCGAATCTGGTTAGACACACTATTTGTTTTATTGGAATTTTAGCCGTATATTTGTAAAAGTTATTTGAAATATATAGTCGGATAGCTTAGGTGGTGAGAGCGGCACGCTTATACCGTGATGGTCGTGGGTTCAACTCCCACTCCGACTACAACTGAAAAATTATAGTCTATCTTAACTCATAGTTTGTTTAAGATATTTACTATAAAACCTAACAATGAAACACTTTTTTTTATTACTATTAACCATAGTAACGCTTAACACATTCTCACAAACTTATAAAGACCCAGTGTCTTTTAAATCAGATTTGTGGGTAGTTCAAACTTTTGAGGAAGGGACATTTATCCCACCTGACACCATTTCCATAAATTGGGAACAGAAGAAAGTTAAGGCGGGAAAACACGCCGTTTATGTTGATATTTCAAGTAAGGGAACCTTGATTGGTATCAAATATCCATCTAAACTTACATTGAGTTCAGAGGGATTACCTAACAATGGGTTTATGGGTGAGAAATGGTTTAGTAAGTATTCCATGTATATCCAAAGTAAGGTAAAGGATGAGGAAGGTAACATTTGGTGGGTGACAGTTGGTAAAGATGGTGTTATTGAGAATGAGAAAGCCATAGAGGATGGTAGAATATATGTGGTAATACAGGACCCAAACCGTATTAAACCTAGTTTATATTTTACAATCAAATCTTTTGGTGGAAAGAAATAAGGTCGGATGTCCGAGCGGCAAGGTAGATACTCGCAAAGTATTTTAGGGTGGTTCGACTCCATCGCCGACCTCTTATATTTATTGATATGGAAAAGAAACCCTTTGTTGATGGTGGGAAATTATTTATTGCGTCAGTAGTGTTATTCATAATTCTGATGGTTGTAATGTTCTTTCTTTAATTTATTATTATGAAAGATATTCTATCAGGATATACTCAGCAGGAACTTGAGAAGATAATAACTCATACTGATTTAACTATGAATGAAGTTATTAGGGAAAAATTAGGTTTACCTAAAAACAAAGATTAGATGATATTTATTAATCATGAAAATCATCTTGAAAGAATCGCAGTTGAAGAAAGTTGTAAGTAAACTTTTATCAGAACAACTAACACTTCCAACCTCTAAAGAAGATTTAAAACCAATTGAGGATTTTATAACTAAAAATCGAATAGAAAAAATAATGATAACAGGTGAAATTCCTGATGAGATTAAACCTGTTGAGATACCAGAATTATCGGCGCAAATTACACCAATCGAGTTTTTAGATTACCTCGCAAAGGCCAAAGTTAAGGCAAAGACATTCCATATTACTGATTCTGGGTATAAGTTCCCTATATACCCTGTAAGTTATTCGGAGGGGTTTAAAGGGAATAAATTTACAATTAGTTTTGAACCATTTGCCCCAAAAAACCTAAAGATGATGATGGTTTCTTTTGATAAAAGTTTTTAGGTTTGAAATTTTTTTCGTATATTTGTTCTATGAATAAAATAACAAGAAAATACGAAAACGAGGACACAATTTCAATTTGGACTTACGACCTGGATAAGTTCAAGAATGGTCCAATCTCAGTTGAAACAATTGATAAGAAGCCTGAACCACAGGCCAAAAAGAAAAGGAAATAATAGACAAAACAAAAAAATAGTCCGACAAATTTTACTTGTCGGATTTTTTTATTTACTATTTATTATTAAAACTTAAAACATGAAAAATATAACTCTAACTTTATTTGCTTTATTTATTTCCCTAACTTCATTCTCTCAATGTGAGAATGATTCTATTAATCCTTATTTTGTCAATTTTGAACCTGAGATTACTGTTTCTTGTGACATTGACCTCGGTGTTATATTTCCAGTTGTATTAGATGAATGTGATGACAGCGTGGAAATTGCATGGTATCAGGAAATAACTTCAGGTATATGTGAAAACAATTATGATATTTTTAGAGTATACAGAGCTTTTGATAATTTTGGAAATCAGTCAGTTGAGAGTCAAATAATTCACATTGTTGATGAGACTTCACCACTTTTTATTCCCTTCAATAGTATTACAGTAGAATGTGGCGATACAATTGTATTTGACAACCCCCAAGTTACAGATAATTGTAGTGATTTTGTTTTGATGAGTTATGACATTATATCTCAAATTGATAGTTGCACGACAAATTATATAAGAGTATGGGAAGCAACTGATTTTTGTGGTAACACCTCAATGTCATCACAAACAATTACATCTATTGATATGACTCCACCTTCGATTATGGGACCAATATATCTCGAAGTTAATAGTATGAGTGAACTCGATAGTATTTTTGTAAACACTTCTGATAATTGTTCCCAAGTCAGTTTAACATATTATGACACGGAAGTTTCTGGTAATTCTTATATTAGAATGTATACTGCGACTGACAATTGTGGAAACTACTCAACTTTTGAACAGATTATCCATGTTAACTCTCCACCTGATGAAGAAGAAGAGGATGATAACCGAGTTGCAATTTGTCACAGAGAAGGAAATGGTTCATATCACACAATTTATGTAAATCAAAATGCGGTTCAAGCTCATCTAAATCACGGAGATTATCTTGGACCTTGTACTGAAATGATTATGGATTGGAATCAGATTTTACCAAATAGTGATTTACAGATGATGATTATCAAAGGAAAAGATAAGAAGTTTATGAAATTCGTTAGAGTTAGATAAAATTTGTTAAGTATTTATTAAGATGAAAAGTATTATAAAAGAAATTTTAACCGAAATAGTTGAAGAAGGTCAACAAATACAATCATGTAAATCCAACCAATCGACTAATGAATTTCTTAGAGGTTTTAGTTTATGGAGAACCGGTATGTGTAATCAAGATACTTTTAAAACTCCTAAAAAAATAAATCAATTGGTCACCAAAAATTTCAAAAATAATATAAAATCTATTAAACTTGACAACGGAACAACAATTACTAAAGAAGAATACATAAAAAGATTAAATGATGAATATCAAGATAGAATTGTAATGTGCATAACCCCCTACCAAGGGGAAAGATTAAAATCTGAGAATGTTTGTGACACAATAATTGCTGAATACAATAAACCTGATATAAGAGAGGCATTTAACAGATACATGAAATTTCCAAGTGGTTGTTATGTGTTTAATATAGAAACTTGCGATGAAGCTCAACAAATTAGGGCAAAATCTATAACTCAAATACCTTCTAATGTTGAAAAAGATATAGTAAAATCTAACACAACAGTCAGTCCAACCGAACCAAATCAAGAAAAAAACAGAGCTCAAGAAATTATTAATAAGGTCATCAAACAAATAAAAAATAGATTTGGTAATTAATTTTTTTCTACTTATCTTTGTCGTATGAAAAAAACACTAATAACCTTCATTTTTGTGATTTGCACATTGTTTGCGTTTTCACAAGAAATATCAGTTGCAACTTCTAACAAAGTTTCTTTTGCGGAAAAGAATGTACGGACTAGTAAATTTGACTTTTCAGAGTTTAAATCAATTCCTCAAGTTGTAATTTTAATTGATGGTGATAAGATTACTGTGGATTCTAAAGTTCGACAGGAGTACTACATTGAAGGGGAAAATTATGGACTTGAAAATGCTAAAGGTTCATATTGGTACGCATACGATATTGCGGGTACAAAATGCAGGGTATATCTTTATATGGATGAATATAGTGACCTTTTCTTCGCTGTAGAGTATGATGACTATTCATGGATTTACTCAATTACTCCAGTGAAATAATTGATTAATAATCAAATTAGGATATATCATTCTTTCACCTTAAATTTGTATTCACAATTAAAAAATAAAAATATGTCAGTAGAAACTACATCAAAAAAATTAGACCAGTTATTGGAGCAAGTTGAAAAGATTAATGCCGAAGTTAAAAGTTTGAAAGGTAAAGTTATGGACGAAAAGGTTTATAAATTGACCGAAAAACAAATGAAGGAATTTGTATCAGGTTTGTATTTTGCCTTTTCAGAGTGGAACCAAGATGAAATTTCTAATGTAGAATTTTCAGATTCGGCTGTTAATATAGAAGTTGATAGTTTTGTAATTATACCGACAATTGATTCTAGTGTAATTGCCGATGAGATTGAGAATTACACTGAAGTTCCAACTGAAATTCAAATGATGAATATAGCTTCTGAAGTTATGGAAGATTTGGGTATTGAACTTGTCGATGGTAATTGTGAATAAATAGATTGTATTGGGTTGATTTAAGAAGAGTCGGGAAACCGGCTCTTTTTATTTTACAAACTATTTATGACATATGAGATACATTATCACACAGAGTCAACTACACAAAATTGTTTACAAATACTTGGATAATATGTTTGCCGGTGTCGAGGCTAAAAAAGAAGTGAATATTCATAATGAAAACGCATATCGAATATCTTTAACTGCGCCTAAAACTAATGATGAAATTACATACTATTTTTACGGGACTGGTGAATACGACGACTGGCGTCTAGGTGGTGAAGGGACAAAACATTTTGGTATAGGGCATTTACATATTAATCCTGACATTGTCGACTCTTTAAGAGTCATGGTAAGGGTTAGGGAAACAAAGATTGTTGATATAATATCAGATTGGTTTAGTGAAAAATATCAAGTAGACATTGACGAAGTGGCATTATATCCTAAAAGAAAAAAACCGCCAGTGTATTAATATGAAATACATTATTACTGAGAATCAAAAAGATAAGATATCTAAGTTAGTTCAAAACTTTATTGATTCTGAGCTTGCTACTTTAAAAAAAACAGCAGAATCCGAAGATAGTGAAATGAGTTTTGAAGAAACAATACAGGTTGAGAAAATCGAAAGTATTAAAATTCATAGTATTGATAAGAAAGATAAGTGGATAATATATGTTGATGTATATACTTCAAGACCATTGTATTATTATGATGAGGTTCTTTTCCACATATCTTATCAGTTAAAAAAACATATCGGGCCAAATGTGGTTAGAGAAAATAAAATGGTAATTACACAAAATTTCGGACCGGGAATTGACTACTAAATGAAATATATAATTTCAAATAGACAACATCTTAAACTCTTTAATATGATTACAAATTATATTGAAGATATGATTGATTTGGACCAGGTCCATATGCATAAAGGAGAACTTACTGGAGAAGAGGATGTATGGATTTTAATGACTCATGATTACGATAATGTATTTTTTATATACTTTGAAAATTATTGGAATCCAGATATTACACAAGGACAAAAAAAAATATCAGAAAGCCCAATTCTTAGATTAGAAATAGATTATGAAAAAGAATTGAACAATATGTTCGGTAATAAGTGGCATGAACCGATGAAAACATTTATTAAAAGAAACTTCGGAGTAGATATTAAAACAATAGATTTGGAGGATTAGGGACTTTGCCGTATATTTGTCCCATGAAAATTAAAGGATTTATTATTGAAAACGACCGAACCATTTTACGTAATGGTGGATTTGCTAATGGATATGTTGTAATTCCTGAAGGGCACCCACTTTGGGGTCTTGATTATAACTCACAAGAAATTGAAGGGCTCAATGTTCACGGAGGAATTACATTCTCTCAAAAGGCTGATGAAAAGATGGTTAACCATGTTCTGTGGGGTAAGGACCTTGATGAAGAAGATTTGGGAAGTTGGGTTATTGGTTTTGATACCCGTCATACTGGTGATACACTTGAAAGGTGGCCGAGAGCTAAAGTCGAAAAAGAAGTTGTTAAATTAATGAAACAAGTTGAAAATTTAATAGTTGTTTAATTCAAAAAGTTGCCGTATCATTGTCAAATGAAACAGAAGATATATTTGGATGATGTAAGAACACCTGTTAATCCTGATTGGGTTGTGGTTCGTTCATACGATGAGTTTGTTGAAAAAGTGAGAGAACTTGGTTTTGAGAACATTGATGTAATTTCTTTGGACCACGACCTTGGAGATACAGCAATGAACGAGTATTTCAACAATGTCAGTCCCAACTATACTTTAGATTATTCTCATATAACTGAAAAGACTGGTATGGATTGTGCTAAATGGCTTGTCGATTATTACTATGACAATTATAATTTGTCAGAGGACTTAATCTCAAGGAAAAGTAAAAAATTAATTGGAATTACCTTTCCAAAGGTTTATACTCATTCGGCTAATCCAATAGGTTCGGCAAACATAATGGGATACATTAATAATTTTTTGATGAATGAAGCCCAACAACAAGATTGTGTAAGAGTAAACATAGAACATACAGTATGAAAGCAAAATTAGAATTTGATTTGGATGACTTTGATGATAAGATGGCTCACGACCGATGTGTTAGGGCTACGGATATGGCACTTGTCCTGTGGGAACTCACAACCAACTCTTATCGTGGTCTAACGACTGGATACGATGAAGATGACTCTTATCACAAAGGAGTTGATTCTGTATATGAAAAACTACGAGAATTACTTGAAGAACACAATATTAACCCTCATAATTTAATACGATGAAATTTTTAACAAATATCACATATCCTGTAAGAAGGTTCTTCAGGAAAATTAAGAATGTCTTCCGATGGCTTCCCACAATATGGAAGGACGAGGACTATGATTATAATTTCATCAATGAGATTTTAATCAAAAAACTTGAACATACAAGGGACTTCTTCTTGTCAGATAGAACTCATATTATGGAAGCGGATAAAGTCGCCGCTGAAATTCAAGAAGCAATTGACCGACTTCATATGACCCGAGATAGTTGGGAATTTTATGAAGAACCGGCTCACGATGCAATTGAAAAGAAGTGGGGTAAGAGTAAGTTTAACTTTATTCCAACTAACGATGGAACAGGTTCTTCATATATGGAGGTTGAGCATGAAAATGTCAAGACCGATGAGGACAAAGAACAATATTCAAAAGAGTTCCGTGAAGCTATGAAACAAGCTCGCAAGGACTATATGAAAGATAAAAAAGAAGCATATAAATTCATCGCCAAACACATTGACGGTTGGTGGGACTAAAATAATTTAAACTATGGAATGGTATATTGTAAGAGCGCAAGCAAATCGTGAACGAAAAGTTTCTGAACGAATTCTAAAAGAAGCTGACAAAGGAGAACTCAATGGAGTTATCGGACGAGTAATTGTTCCACTTGAAAAAGTATTTGGGACAAAGGAAGGTAAGAAAGTACAACGAGAGAAGGTAATGTTTCCTGGATATGTATTCGTTGAAACATCTGCAATTGGTGAACTTAAGCAAGTTGTTAAAAAGATTGACGGAGCGACAGGACTTTTAACGGACAGAGCAGGTAATGTCCAAGTTGTAAAAGAAGCTGAAGTAAAAAGAATGATTGGGCTCCACGAAGAGAATAAAGAAAAGAGCTTCAGTGATATTTTTGGAATTGGAGATGAGGTAACTGTAACTGAAGGACCATTTGCCTCCTTCAAAGGGAACATCGAATTTATCGATAAAGAAAAAGGTAAACTCAAAGTTAATATTCTTATCTTCGGTAGACCAACTACCGTGGAACTTGATGAAACTCAAATTAGAAAGTAATGCATAAAGTAAACGGAAATATAATACTTGAAGACCCACTCCCAAACACAACTCACATCAGTGACCTTGTATTCTATCAGGGGCCATTAATTACACTTAAAGAATCTGGCGGTGAAAAGTATGTTTGGGTGTGGGTGGATGTGAACGATGTTTGTAATCGCTGGGGGGTTTTTAAAACTACAGATGATAAGGTAAGTGGTTGGAGAGAAAAGGAATTTGTATTTGACTATATTAATGATGCAGTTGAAGATGGTCCTGTGTATTTTGTGAATACTGATTTGGATGGAAACTTTGTGGCGGCTTGGGATGCTACATTACAAGAACTTTTAGAATATTAATACTTATAAAATATGATGGTTATTGATAAAACTCTAAAAATAATTTTAGCAACTATTTTAGCATTTGGTTTTTGGTATTTGATTTTTTGGTTTGTAACCGCTGAATCTAATCCATTACTTTGGAGTGGACTTTCCAAAACTGTTTATTTATTTTTTGGACTTATGATGTTTGCGAAACTTGAAGATGAGTTCGGTCAAATTAACACATCTAATAAATTAAAAGAAACTGAAGAAAATGAAAACTGATTGGAACTTACTTTTTACTGTGATTTGGAAAACTTACAAATATCATATGGGGATGTGCTTACTCATATTCATAGGATATTTGATGAACGAATTTGGTGTTTTTAAAGATGAAGGAAGTTTATGGTGGGCGTATGGTCCCGTATCATTAATATTTCCGGCACTTGTTGTAATACCTATGATTCTTATGGTTAGAGATTCATATAAGCATTATCTAACTGTTAGAAAATACTACCCAAACGGATATAAAAAAAAGATAAAAAATAAATAAAAAATGAAAAAGTTACTATTAATTTTTGCAATAACTTTAAGCTTGGCGGCTTGTAAAGGAAAAGGTTCATCCACCGAATTAAAGGATAACAGTAGCATCTCAATTGACACAAATAGTACTTGCTATTTACAAAGTTTCTTCTATGATGTCCAATTTACATTTAATAATGGAAAAGTTGACACACTTACTCACGTATCGAAATTGCCAAATTTTAATCAATGCCAAGGTGCAAAATGGTGCTTAATTGACGCAACTACAAGTAATGTTATTGCAACTGATATTAAGTCTTTCAAATCCATCGGAAGATATTTGGATACCACCTCTTATATTAAGTGCTCAAAATAAAACTATGATTACATTTATTTTTATTGCGGTATGTCTCGTTCTTGCGGGACTTTTCAAGGGGAGACTTGATGCCACAGCAGACACGGGAAAAAAGACTGACAGTTGGAAAAACAAGTATGAAGTAGGTTCTGACGGAATACCAGTACCAACGGAGTCAAAAAACCACTGGTGGTATTATGGGCTCTACAAACCAAACTACGCCGAGAGATTCCCATTGAGCTCAACTGCCTTGGTATTCTTGACCGATGACTGGCATAAGTATCAGTTCATTATGTATCGTTTCCTATATATGGCAATATCGTTCGGAATGGGTAAAGGTATTTTTATGGTATTGCTTCTATCTTTTGTTGTGTTTCCTATTCTTATGGGAATTAGTTTCGAGTTGTCTTATACCAAGACTATGACCGAAATTAAACCCAAGATGACGGCAAGCAGTAAGAAGATTACTCACATAAATGAGGAGGTGATTGATTATTCAGAAGCTCCAAGTAACGAACAAGTAACAAGCGTACCAGAAAAACAAATTGGAGATGAATAAGGTATTAAGTAAATTTAAGAACATACATTTTTTATGGTTGGTTGGTGTAATTTGTTTTCTATCATTTTATGTCCCTGTCGCGTGTTTTACAACATATACGGACTATGTTCCCGAGTGGACCCTACCAATATTTGTATTCTCAACTATGGTCCCACTTTGGTTCCACGAGTTGTTATGGAGGACGGCAAGTTTTGCAAGTAATTCTTATATTGCTTTTCACGAATTACATTTTGATGATAGAGAGTGGAAAAAGAAAATTTGTAATCCTTTTTATTTCCTAATAAACTACATTTGGTGGCTTAGAAAGAAACCATTATTTTGGATTATGAGTTTAGTTCTAATTGTAACACTAATATATGGGTATAACGCACCTTATGACGAAAATGATATACATCCATTTACACCGTTCTATGGAGTTAATTCAATTTGGTGGCTCGGAATAATAAAAGATTTTGTTATATTCAGAAACGATGCAAAAGAAGGTCGTTTAAGACATTATAAAAGTTAAATTTATGAAACAGTTAATTCTAATATTTTTTATTTTATTTACTTATACTTCACAATATTCACAGTGTGGTGGAGATATGACATTCGATTTGAGTGTTCCACCAGCCGCTGACGGAACATATCCACCCAATACAACGGTAGAACTTTGTGTTACTATGACAAATTGGAATGGTAACATCCAAGGGTCAAATTGGTTAGAGGGTTTTGGATTAACTTTGGGAGCCGGATGGATTACAACAACTCCTACACTACCCCCAAACGATGCTGATGGTGATGCAAGTGGAACTTGGATATGGGTAGAGAGTGTTACTTCAGACGCAACGGGATTGACTGCCGGTCCTGGTTACTTCTTCGAGGGTCCCACAGGTCCTATTGACGGTAACCCTGGAAATGATTGGGGTGACTATTGTATGAATGGTGATTGTGTTTGGACTTTTTGTGTTGAATTAACATCTTCAGGAACTAGCGGTGAGTCATTAGATATTGGGGTCACACCTTATGCTGATGGTAGTATGGGAAGTTGGGGAACTGAAATGTGTTTTGATGAGGTTGTAGATATTATTGATAGTGAGGTGGGTTGTAACACTTATGGATGCACTGATGCTTCCGCTTGTAACTTTGACCCACTTGCAGCTTGCGATGATGGTAGTTGTGAACAACCAGGTTGTATTGACCCCGTCGCCTGTAATTACGACGCAAATGCGGATTGTGATGATGGAAGTTGTACTTATGGAGGTTGTATAGACCCATTCGCCTGTAACTTTAACCCACTAGCAGGTTGTGATGATGGAAGTTGTGGATATTTTTCTATGGGTAATATAACCCATAATTTTATTCCTTGTCCTGACACAACTTGTATTGGTTCAGAAGTAACTTATTCTGTTACAGGAAATGTAAGTTCTACATATGATTGGAATGTTACTGGTGGAGGACTTGTGATTACTGACCTTACAAAAGACTGTGAAATAATTTGGGGGGAGATTCCCGGAACTTATACAATTACAGTTCAAGAAACAACCGAAGAAGGATGTGTTGGGGAAATAAAAACCTGTGATGTTGAATTGATTATACCTGACATTACATTTGACACCAACAAATATTCAATGTGTTTAAATGCTTCAGAACAATTAATTGCATATCCCCAAGGAGGAACTTGGAGTTCTGAATTTATGAATGGAAATACATTTGTTGGAACAAAACCTGGAACTTATTACCCTTCATATTTAACGAACATTCACGGGTGTGATATTCAAGAGGAAGTTGAGGTTGTTGTTAAAAGGAAATATGAAGCACCGGCAATTATATATAGTTCCGAGATTATTGATTTTTGTGTTGATTCATATAGTCAAATCTATGTTGCCGATGATACAATTGGTATTACTTATAGTTGGTTTATTGATGAATCTAAACAACCGACAAATGACAATGTGTTAAATATGGAGTGGTATGATACTACTCGAACTTACATTGTAAAAGTAATTGCTTATGATGAGATTGGATGTGAGAGTGAACCAAAACTCATATCAGTTAAAACTGAAACTTGTCAGAGATTTTTCGCCCCCAACACATTTACACCAAACGGGGATGGGACTAATGATATATTCAAAATTAGTGGACTATCCGTTTATCAGCCGACACTTAAAATATTCAATAGATGGGGAGTAATAGTATATACATCTAGTAATCTTTGGTGGACTGGAGATAGTGGGGGTGGTTACTATTGTGATAATGGGGTTTATAATTGGATAATTGAATATAAAGATAAATTCGGGCAGAATAAAGAAGAGTCCGGTTATGTAACACTTGTAAGATAATGCACGATAGAAAAATTATGTTTAGATTATTTTGGGCGATAATTGTAATTGCTTCGTTGTCGATAATGACATTGATGGTTGGTTGTTCTGAAAGACAAAAACAAAAAGAAGTTGGTGTATATAATGTGGACACTTTATCACATACCAATTACTCCATTTATATCATAGATAGTTGTGAGTATATAATTTTCTATGGAGGTAGTTCGACTTGGGGAAGTCATAAAGGAAATTGTAATAACCCAATTCATGCGAATCATTGAAAGATTTGTAAAAAATGATACACCATATTTGGGGAGATTAGTGTTAAGATTGGAGAGAAATTCAAATTATAGAAGTATAAAAAAAGGTTATTTGAATAAAATCCATCTAAAATTTTTATTTTTCAAATTAGTTACGAGATTAATCCCTGAGATTAATGATAATAAATTAATCCCTGACCCTGATAAGGTTGCCCTTATTGAAAAATATACCGGCGGAATAATTGTGGAAAGAAGAGTAAAGGAAAAAGAATTAAATGATGCTTTAATAACTAAGCATAATTTCTTAACTAAAGATAAAAGAATGGTTGGGGATATTTTTACGGCGTGGGATTACTTTAAAAATCAAATGGTTATTGTGGAAGAAAATCCAAAAGGGGTTGCTTTAGTTTATAAAGATAGAAAACCATATGAATATTTGGTAATTACTGATAACGAAAAAATATCAGTTAAAATAGGGGATAGAATTTTTAACGAGAATTATATGTCCAGTATGGCTAACTATAAAAAAGAAGATTGGAAAAAATGGTATAAAAAATATATTAGGGATTATCATAGGGCTGATGAAAAAAATAAAAAAAGGATTAAGTCGGGAGGTGTTATAAAATATATCCCCTATAATATGAGAGGAATACAAAAAATTAAAACTCTAGAAGAAGCTAAAATAACCGCAATAAATATAATTAAACAAATTAGTAAAGATGATAAAAAATAGAACACCATATGTCGGAAGAGTTAGATTAAAATTTGAAAAAAACCCTCACTATACCGGCGGTAAAAGTGGAGTATTAAATAAAGTTCATTTAAATCTTGGATTTACAAAACTTGTTAGCCGAATGATTCCATATCGCAACGAAGGTGCTTGGGTTGTTAATAGTGAGTGTACAAAACTTATAACGAAATATACTGGCGGTAAGATTGGTACTCACACATTTCATGATGGGGAACACCAACTTCCAAATTCTTTTATGACAAATGACGGAACTTATATTGGTAATATTGAAACGGCTTGGTGGTTTTATAATAACAATCTATATGTTTGTCGCGACTATCCTAGTGGTGTTGCAATCAAATTGAAATCTTATAATCCAAAAATAACTTTGGTGAATTACATTGAGGATAACTATGAAAATTTCATAACAGAACAAATAGAAAATGATAACATTGAAGGTTATTATGGGTATAGTCATCGAGGAGGTTCCTTATTCAAAATAGGTGATAGAATTTTTGACAATTACTACCTACCAACAAGAAGTGATTACACCCAAGAAGAATGGGATGGGTATTATAAAAAATATCAAGATAGTTTAAGTAAAGCAGATGAGTTTGACAAAAAGTGGATTGTTTCAGATGGAATTGCATCAGTAATTCCATTTAACAAAAGAGGAAAAAAAGTTATTGAAAATTGGAAAGAAGCGAGAGAAGCTGCTATTATTTTATCAAAATATTTAGGATAGTTCCTATATATTTTGTATTTTTGTATTCATGAACGAGGTTTTGAATAGATATTATGAGAAAGGATTGGTGTATAAACAAGTACATCCAACCCTTCCTTTAACTATTTGGAATTACTCTGAAAAGGTTCAATACGAAGGTCTATTCGATGGTGTTACCCTGAATGCTAGAGGACTTGTTACCGATAACGATGGTAAAATAGCTGCACGACCATTTAAAAAGTTCTTCAATGTAGAGGAGAACAAGCATACCCCAACTGAAGAATTTGATGTTTATGAAAAGATGGACGGGTCTTTAGGTATCCTATTTAATTATCAAGGTGAATGGGTAATGGCGACTCGCGGGTCCTTCACATCAGAACAAGCCGTCAAAGGACTTGAAATACTTCAAAATTATGACTATCAGAAACTTCATAAGGGATATACTTATTTGTTTGAAATCATATACAAAGAGAACAGAATAGTGGTTCAATATGACTACGATGACTTGATACTTCTTGGAATGATAGAAACCAAAACTGGCTATGAAGTTGATTTGTATGGTGAAGGAAACGATGTTAGATTGAAAAATTTGATATCTAATCTCGGGCTCAAAGTCGTTAAAAAATATGATGGTATAAACGACTATTCTGTCCTCAAAGGAATGATAAAGGATAACGAAGAAGGATATGTTGTAAGGTTCTCCAATGGTGACAGAATAAAAATCAAAGGGGAAGAATATTTAAAATTACATAAACTTATGACAAATGTATCTACCACCGCAATATGGGAAATGTTAAGTGAGGGTCGTGATGTGTTGGAAATACTGAAAGATGTTCCTGATGAGTTCTATAACAAGATAAAGATGTATGTTAGAGATTTAAAATACACTTATTTTTCTTTGAGTGAATATGCCGGAAAAACTCACGATGGGTTCCGATATGGAAAGTTTGGTGATAAGGACCCCGAGCCAACCAAAAAAGAGTTTGCCGAGTTTTTATCGATGAATAAATATAATCCGGTAATAAGAGCCATATGCTTTGCCATTTGGGACAAAAAGGATTATGATAAAATAATATGGAAACATATAAAACCTGAATTTAAAAAATTATGAAAGTTATTGTGTTAGGAAAAGGGAAGTTGGGAAGTGAAATTGTTAAACAAACTGGTTGGGATTATTTAAGTAGAGCTGAACATGAAATTACAATAGATAATTTTGACGATTGGAAAAGTAGAATGGATGAGTATGATGTGGTAGTTAATTGCATTGCAAACACCGACACATATTCAGATGATAAAGAAAAACATTGGAAGGCCAATTACGAATTAGTTACTTATTTGGCTGAGTATTGTGACGATAACGGAAAGAAGTTAGTTCATATCTCAACTGATTATCTGTATCAAAATTCAATATCTGAGGCTAAAGAAACAGATGAATGTGAATTTGAGCATACTTGGTATATGTTTACAAAATTAATGGCTGATGAATACTTGAAGGAACACGCAAAGAATTATTTGATTTGTAGATTATCACATAAACCATATCCATTTCCTTATGAAAGTGCTTGGGTTGATGTGGTAACTAATGCTGATTATACACCAGTAATTGCCGAACTTGTTATTAAGTTAATTGACGGAGATGCTGATGGTTTATATAATGTTGGAACTGAGAGGAAAACAATTTATGAACTAGCTCAAAGGTCAAATAAGGAAGTTAAAAAAAGTATTTCACCACCTCACATTCCAAAAGATATTTCTATGAATATTTCAAAAATGGAAAATTTTTTACTAAATTTACATCATGACGCACAAATTTGATTTTAAAGACATAACTTTAGTACCCGAAACCCTATCATCCATTTCATCTCGTAGTGAAATTGATATCTATACTGATGAAGGTTATTTGCCACTTATGGTATCTCCTATGGATACCGTAATTGATTTGGCAAATTCTAATTTGTTTAAACATGAAGGATACGCAATGTGTTATCCAAGAGGATTGGCTCCTTATTACCAAGGGTTTCAATCAATATCTTTGGGAGAGTTTGAAAAAATGATTAATGACAAACTCAATCTTAGGGTAAATATTTTGGTGGATATTGCCAACGGACATATGGAAAAACTTTATAATTTATCTAAAAAATTTATAGAGTTTTACCCTAACTCAAAACTAATGATTGGTAACATTGCAAACCCAAAAACTTATGAGAAGTTTGCCGAAATTGGAGTTCATTATGTTCGTGTTGGTATTGGTGGTGGTAGTGGATGTTTGACATCGGCAAATACCGGAGTTCATTATCCGATGGCTTCTTTAATTAAAGAATGTAGTGATATTAAAAAGCAATTTGGATATGAAACCAAAATTGTTGCAGATGGAGGATTTAGAAATTATGATGATATTATTAAAGCTCTTGCTTTGGGCGCTGATTATGTGATGCTTGGAGGAGTTTTGAATAAAACTTTAGAATCATGTTCAGATACTCTCTTGTTTGGTAAAATAAAACTTTCAAAAGTAAGAGCAAAAAAACTTTGGAACAAATACCCATTCATGAGAAAGTATCTCTATAAAAAGTTTAGGGGTATGAGTACCAAAGAGGTTCAAAAGAAATGGGGAAGAGGAAAAATAAAAACCTCAGAAGGTGTCCATAGGATGAATAAAGTGGAATATACTTTATCAGGGTGGACTGAGAACTTTAAAGATTATTTGAAGTCGGCCATGTCATACACCAACTCTAAAAATCTTGAATCATTCAAATATTCCGATTTTGTTTTTATAACTGAAAATGCTTTGAATAGATTTAATAAATAAATTTGTTTGAACAGAATATTTGATATATATTTGCCAAATGGATATAGAAGTTAATAAAGATTTTGTATCAGAAGAATTGAAAATCAGACTTATTGAATATGGGTTTGATGAGCCTGATGTTGAAGATATTTTATATCAACAGGCATTTCGTTGGTTTAGAGATAAAAAAGAGTTATTTGGATTTGTCGAGCAGATAACCAAAAACACATTCAAATTCTTCATTAAGGACTACAGAGAAAACAAGGGATTAGTTTTTGCAAGCTATGTTTATGATAATTACGAAGAGGCTGAGTTAGAATGTTTAAAAAAACTTTTCGAAATTTGATATATGAGTGATTCAGAAAAGAGTGAAATAATAAGTCAAATAATCCAACTTGAATCTATTGTAACTGGAGCTTTCCTTAAAGGACATCGGCCTCACAATCAGGACCAATACCAAACATTAAGAGAAGAATTAAAAATACTAAGAAAAAAAATAGGTTTAATAAAATGACAAGATTAGAAAGAAAAATTACTTTAAAAGATTATGATTTTGAAGTTACTCGTGGAGTTTTTGGACTTATGGATGCTGTGATGCTCAAAACATATCGAATAACAGAAGAAGAACTCGATAAGATTTGTGAAATTGCTACAGATGACGAATTAGAGTTATTTACTAAAGAAGAAAGAACACTCAGTGAATCTAGACAGATTCTCAAATTTTTGAATGAAAAAATATATAGTCAAAGATGAAACCTGATTTGTTAGATAATAAAGGAATAAAGTTTAAATTCTATTTTAGAAAAAAATTCTACTTTATACCTAAGATGACTGTTAAGTCAGTTGATTTCTATAAGAATTCGTGTTTTATTGACACTAAGGTGAAATATGAAATTATATATTTAAAAACATTTTATTGGTTTTGGTTCAGACTTGCGGTTTATTTGGAAAGTATTGATACAACTTTGGTTGACAATACACCACAGGTCGAGAAGTATTTTGATATGTTACCAAACTCAATTCACATTGTTGGTGAAGTTTATTATTTGAACATAACAAAAGACAATGATGATGTTGTTTTGTTTTATAAGAAGAAAGATGATGAAAAATATTTGGGGGATGGAATTGTAAAAGGTAAAAGTTTAAGAGTCGTATTGTATGATATGATTATGATGTTAAAAAAAACCGATAACCTTAAACATTTTAGACACAAGTATAAAGTAAAATTCGAGAAGTTTTTTAATACTGAAGTTCCACACGAAAGAAAATTTGAATCATACTATGAGTAAAGATATGAGCCCAAGATTAAAAAAATTAATAGCAAAATATCTTCTTAGAGACCTTCATCGGGTTGAGATAATCTATTATCGCGACTCTATTTGGTTCATCGACAGGGAGAATCGGTATTGGTATTTTGAATACCATAAAGTTGATAAGCACCTGTGGTGGAGGTGGTCGCACTTCACGCAAGCTCTGAAGATATTTTCAATGGATGCTGAGAAAGAGCAGACTATTTTTGGTGAACTTGTTAATATGATTTTAACCAAGAAGCAAAACCTTGAGTCAAAGTATCCGAACAAGATATTCAAGACCGTTGGAAGTGTTATGAATTTTGAGGATAAGGTGGATGAAGAATCAAATTTTCAGATGGAAAAAACTTTATCGGGTGGAGCTAGAAAAACTATGG